AGTAAACTAGAGAAATAAATGGATAGATCGGCGCTAGTCCTATGCTCGATAACGTATAGATGTACGATGGATCTATCGACATAGGGGCGCCGATCCTTATTTTGGAGTATATAGTATGAAAAGAACCCTGTTATTCTTGATTTGCTGGGCTCCCCTGCTCCACTGTGACTATAGTAAACTTCAGGTCTATGGTGATACCGTATGTAACTTGTTGATAGATTTTGTTCATAATAATGACGGGCAGACTAGTTCTGATGTCCTTAATTATATAAACTCATCTGCCACTGATACGGTATTCGCCGATGGAAAGAAGTCAGGTTATAGCCGTGAACAGGTTCTCTTCTGTGGCTATCAGACCTCCTTTACCATTAATCCTCCCGTTTCTATCATTATAGACGGGCTCCATGATGCGCTTGAGAAGGAGAAGGGTAACGCGACTATCGTATGGTATGCTAATTTAGTTGGTACTGGCCTTAGTTCGTGCCTCATGATGTATCTTGTTGGGTTCTCGTATGTATATTTCAAGAAGGATCGTCCCGCCTTAAACTTCTATAAAGCAAATGCCCATAGATACATGACCGGCAATCCCACCTTGACAGTAAATACGAACACCAATATGAATACTAACACTAATTCCGGAACTCCTTTATTAGTACCAGAACCATTCTTTCCGGCGGGGCAATAGGGAATAATTATGGAATGGAAAAAATCAATTGAGCATATCCCTACCAAGGCTGGATGGTACTTCATACGAGATCATCATGGTAAAAAAGTTTACTATTGGTGGGATGGCGGTAGAGGTGCTTATGAAGGGTGTCCTGCTTGGGTTCGATCGTATCCTCGAGAGGAAGAATCTGAAAAGGATTGGTTTATATGCAAGGATTGCCTCTATTTCGAATGGCTTGATGAGGAGTAATGTAATGTGCGAAAAACTATGTGAGCAAAAAGCGAGAGAGGCAATAGAATTATGGTGGTCCACACTACCCGAAGTGGCAAGAAATAGGTTTAAGAACCATCCTGTTTTCCGAAAGACACTGCAGGACCCTAATTTGCAGACACCTGAAGGTAGGTGGAATAGATTTGGTAAAAGTCAGATTGATTGGGAGCATAGGAAGCTTTACGATCCACTTATAAATAAGGATCTACGTTGACACCTATAGTGCTCGATAAATTTTCACCGAGGCCTTATCAAAGCCCCATCATAGACCCCAAATAACGGGCAGGATTAAGTGGGAACAGATGGACTGTGTGATAGATAGACTGGATAGAATTATAGAGTTGTTGGAGAAGCATGACAGAAGTTAAAAAGAAGCTAAAAAAAATGGTAAAGGCTAATCTTGAGGCAACAGAGAAGATCGTTGAGTTCCTTGAGAGAAAACCAGATAAACCTATGACTCCAGAAGAGCAGAAGTTATGGAAAGAGAAGTGGCATGCTGCCTCAAAACGCTCTAATGCATTAATGGAAGATGGAACGCAAGAATGCCCTTGTGGAGAGAAATTGTATCTGTCCAACTTTTTTCCTTCTTTTGGTGATCATAACTTTTACTGTGAAACGTGCATTACTGATATGGTGGCTTTGCTCTGTAAAAATGATTCCGATGAGCGACGTATGGCAGAAAGATATGGCGAGCCAGGTGAGTTGTGGAAGAGGATTAATAACTAATGACACAAGTAGTCCTGGATAAATTTTCACCCCGCCCATACCAAGCACCCATCATAGACGCCATCGACAACAGAGGCTATAAACGGGTTCTGGCTATACTTCCACGCCGTGCTGGTAAAGACCTTACCGCGTTTAATTTGTGCATTAGAGAGTGTATACGCAAGCCGTGTGTCATATATTATGTCTTCCCCACTTATTCCCAGGCCAAAAAGGTTATCTGGGATTCAATCACTAATACGGGCGAGCGTATCTTGGATTATGTCCCGGATGCGCTCGTAGATAGCATGAACTCCCAAGAAATGAAGATACGATTCAAGAATGGTTCACTACTTCAGCTTGTTGGGTCTGATAATTATGACTCGTTGATGGGGACTAACCCTCAGGGCGTTGTCTTTTCTGAGTATGCTTTGCAAGATCCTCGCGCCTATCAATACATACGGCCTATTTTGACTGCTAACTTTGGTTGGGCTGTGTTTATCTCTACACCACGTGGCAAGAATCATTTATGGGAATTGTTTCAAATTGCAATTACCAATCCTGACTGGTTTACCCTCAAGCTTACTGTAGAAGATACTAAGCATATCCCTCTATCGGAAATTGACAAAGAGCGTGCTGAAGGAATTATGTCTGAAGATTTAATTCAACAAGAATATTATACCAGCTTTACTATGGGTGTTGAAGGCGCTTTTTACTCTAAATATATCGATAAAATGAAGGTTGAAGGACGTATAGGACGCGTTCCGTGGAATAGCGGCTATAAAGTACATACGGCATGGGACCTTGGGGTAGCAGACGCGACAGCCATCATCATGTTCCAGTGCATTGGACAGTCAGTCAACATTATAGATTGCTATGAGAATAATAAAGAAGGCCTCGAGCACTATATTAAATATCTTGAGTCAAAACCCTATCAGTATGGTAAGCATATAGCACCTCATGATATCGAAGTAAAAGAGTTCGGTACGGGCATGACTAGGCTTGAGAAGGCTCGTCAGCTGGGTATTAAGTTTATAGTGGCCCCTAAGTTGTCTATCAGCGATGGTATAGAGGCTGTAAGAACAACGTTTTCCAAGATATGGATAGATGATAGCTACTGTATTAAACTTATCAAATCTCTAGAGAATTATCGCCAAGAATACGATGTTAAGAACAAGATATATAAGACCAATCCCCTTCACAATTGGACCTCGCATATGAGCGATGCGATGAGGTATCTTGCGGTATCCTTGCATAAAGTGAGAGATGGATTAAGTCCCGAGAAGCTGGATGAATTATATAAAGATGCGGTATATGGTAAGAATAATAACCTTCCCGGCATTTTCCGTGATGACCTGCCGCCTTATTAAGGAGTAAATATGTATTATAAATGCGATAAATGCCAAGAACTTCTAATTATAGAAGTTCCCAAGAGCGATACTGAACAGCACCTACGCGATAGAGTTAGGGATGTGAATACCCAACTTAAATATTACCAAGACCTAAACTTAGATCTAATTGAGAAAAAGATAATAGCTCAGCGAGATCATGATAAGTTGAAGGCGTTCTTGGAACGTATTAAAGAGGTAGCTTTTATAGCTGAAGAACTAAAAGCAAATCCCGTTCTTGGAATACCTGAGTTACCGGCCGCATTAGTAAAGATTAGCGTTAATGGAACGCCACCTCCTGCTGTATGGGTACAAGAAGAAAAGATAGCACCTGTAGTGGCCCCTGAAAGTTCCAAGGAGTAGATATGAGTGTATCTCCAGAAAGAATAATCAATTTTAACTCGGATATTATTGATCTTACTAATCTATTAAAACTTAGGTTTGAAATAGTTAAATCACTTAATGAGATGAGGTTTAAAAACTACGCTAGAGATGAATTAATTATGATAGAAGATTATTTTCTGAAGACTTTAAATCAGGTAGATGAAGTAATAAAAAGTATAAAGGGGTAGATATGGCTAAGAAGATTATAAGAGAACATCCTAACGAAGAGATTAGAGAGAAGGCTAAGTTCGCCCCTTCCTTTCGCGCTATGCATCATGGAGAAATGAGTATGCTAGAGGCACGATTAAAGATTATGCCCTGGGCTAAACGCAATAAAGTGCTTAAGATGCTTGAAACTGATCCTCAAAAAGCTATGGAATATATATTAGGTTTAAAGGAATAACTATGGCTCTTAAGATGTGCCTAAACTGTATGAAGAAATTGCATAAGGCTGTGGATATGTTCTTCATGAAGGAAGGCGTTATTTATATGCGCAACGAGTCAAAAGAGAAGCCATGTACTCAGCTAAAGATGCGTAAAGGTTCTGAATGCTATGAGGAATTTATGGACCACATGGAGTACTTTATTAAACCCGTATTTAGAAAGTCAGGGGCTTCATCGTCTGCCTATAAATCATTAGTTAAGGAGTAGATATGCCTAACGCAGCGGTTACCTGTGCCATGGTCGCTTGTAGTGCCGCCAGGGTACGCAGAGAAGAAGAAGAATCGTCTGCCCGCAGGCGTAGAGAAGAGAAAGAATCATTGACCCGTAGGCACGTAGAGAAAAACGATGACAACCCTGGCTACCATAGAAAAAGCAGGAGCTATGGTGAGTATCTCCGTAATGAAAAGACTCTGGAGGGCTATGGAAAGCAGCTCATGGAGTCTAAGAAGCACGACAGAAACTTCATGATAGGCATGTTTTCAGTGGGTACGGCTATAATAGTAGTTCTTTTTTGTTGGACAATTTATAAATCAAGGGAGTAGCTATGGCTTTGATAGTAATAATCATGTTTTTTGTCTTTTTGTTAACTGTTCTCGCTATCACACTGTGTGGGTATGAACTATGGGACCGGTGGGATTATAATCGGAACAAATCATACTATGAGCATCAATACGATGAACATCTTCGTCGTCATTATCAAGAAATAGAGCCATTTGTTATTGATACCATTAGAAGGCATGTAGCGACTAGGAAGAAAATAGACAAGGAGTAGTATGTATAAAAAGGGTAGAGATGTTGCAGAAATCCAGCTGCCGCTTGATCTTATATCAGCTCTTAAGATTGGTAATGTAACTTGTGTATTGGCCACCTTTTCAGATCAGGGGATTCCGTATGCCGCACCAATACATTTTATATATCCTGTGGGCATGTCTAGCGTCATCTTTACTTTGGAGAATAAGGGTCTGAGTTATATTAACTTGATATGGCAGAAGAAAATAACCCTGACCTTCATGGCTAAAGGTAATATGGTCTATAGTGTAATGGGTAGAGCGGGTGTCATAAAGGCTCCCTCAGAGATCCATCCTGATATGCATGTCATTCGTATGGACACTGTAACCGTATATAAAGAACATTCTTCATTGGTCAAGGTGGATAGTGGTGCTCGATTTAGTCCTGCCACTAAACAGCTTGCTGATATGAGTGATGCATTAATAGAGGAGCTCGAGTCTATGGCGGAGTATTTGGTATGAAGATCCTATCAGTTGATCCGGGACTACATTTTACTGGCTGGGCTATTATAGAAAGCGATGAAAACTCTACCAGGCTTATCAAGTATGATGCAATACGCCTTAAACCGGGCGTTGCTATACGAGAAAGGCTCTTCGAAATTTACTTTACCCTTTTTGAGATTATCTCTGTTAATCATATTGATCACCTAGCACTCGAAACCCCTTTTTTAGGTAAAAATGCAGCTACTTTTCTTAAACTTGGCTATATTAGGGGCATTCTGCTTCTTCTTAGTCAAATACATGGTCTTTCTCTCTCTGAATTCAGCCCGAAAACGGTAAAAATGATGGTAACAGGTACCGGTAATGATGATAAGGAAGCAGTAAGCAGGGCAGTTTTGCGCCTCTTTCCAGGGCTGGTTAAGCCTGATAAGTATGATATCACTGATGCAATAGCAGTTGGTGTCTGTGCATTGCGATCACTCAAATAATATAGTAGTATGTAACCGGTCTTGGATTTCTACTCCATTTGCCAAGGCCATCTATAACGGTTTGACCCACTCGTATTGAGTGGGTTTTTTTATGCCCATCTATTTCTTTTGTTATTACTGCCTCGTAGCTTGATTCGTGGAGGAGCTACAGAGGGTAGCTAATGATTTTTCCCGAGCTTGGACCGCAGTACTATAACGAAAATGATCGCGGACTCCTATCACGCATGGAAGCTTTCTATGCTGAAGGCATAACGATCAATCAATCATTCTGGCAAGAGGCTGATACTGATACTCGTTTCGAGTGTGGTGACCAGACCTTGTGGAATGAGATGTATGGGAATCTTCCCATCAATAGGCGTCGATCTTTTAACTTCAATAGGATTAGGCGCGTCGTCAATATGATTAGTGGCTACCAACGCCGTAATCGCAAGTCTACTATTATTACTCCCGTAGAAAGTAGTGATGAATTAACTGCAGATCAGTTCACTAAGATACTCATGTGGATCAATCAGCAGGAAGGTGTGCTAGAGACCATTTCTGACTCATTCCATGGCTCTTTAGTCACTGGTATGAACTTATTGCAAGTATGGGTGGACTATAGATCGGATCCCATATCAGGAAATATCAAGGTAGATAACTGTGCCTATAACTCATTCCTTATTGATCCCTTCTTCCGTAAAGCAGATTTATCAGACTGCAATGCTATATGGAAGCGCTCATTCTTAACCAAGCGTGAAATACTGTCCCTTCTGCCTGACAAAGAAGATGAAATCATGGGCCTTGTTGCCAACGATCAGCGTGATGGCAAGTTCCAATTTATGCCTGAAT